TAGTCGTCATGATCGACTCTACAAGCGGCTCGATCGTGTGCGGTCGCCCCAGCACCGGGACGATGATCGCGACACCCGTCACGTCGACTCGGGCCACGGCCCCATCAGCAGATCGTCGCCACCGCCCGCGACCGACACGTACAGGTCGTCTGCCGAGTAGCGCCGATACGGCGACTCCAGCTCGACCGACCCGATCAGGCTCGACCCCGCCGCCTTGCGAACCAGGCGGCGCTCAGCTTTCGTCAGGTACGCGTCGCTCGACGAGCTCGTGAACGACTGGGAGAACGATCCGATCGTCTCGTTCGTCACGCCGTCAGGGTTCGTCAGAACCCGCTGGGCCACCTTGCAGCACACCGTGACGACGATCGACGGGACCACCTCGAGGTTCCCGTCGTCATCGAGCCAATCCTCGGCGCCGGCCTCAGAGCGGATGAGCGCCGAAGCGTCATCCAGAGCGGCCCGCGCTCGCGCCTCGTCGGCCACGACGCCCATGCGGGCTTCAAGGTCTGCGAGTTGCGCGAGCGCGGGACCGTCCATCAGCTGCCGCCCTGGAAGTTGATGCGCACGGCGCGCACGTTCGTGGTGCCGTCGTCCTCCACGCTGGAGCAGCCAGCGAAGGACGACACCACCGAACGGTCCTGCAGGTGCGGGGCGTCGTAGTCGCGCAGCCAGCGCATCGCCAGCCCGCTCTCCGCCATGCGTGAGCCGAAGTTCGCGCCGTCGGGGACCACCGGAGCGACGTTCACGAACGCGAACGCCGTCGGGTGGAACGCGATCGCCGTCTCGGCGTCGATGGCGTTCGAGCCGACGATCGTGAACCCGGCGAGACGGTTGATCGTCGCCTCGCGCACCGCTGAGACGGCGCCGTCGCCCACCGAGTCGACACGGTTGAACTTGTCGTCGGACAGGATCTCGCGCTCGATCTCGGACCCGACGACCACCACGCGGCCCTCACGGGGCACGTTGGCGTCGTTGAGCGCCTTGCGGGCATCGAGGAGCGTTCCCCACATGCCGTCGGCGGAGTCCGCGATGTTCAGCGACGTGCCGTAGGTGGCGCTCTGCATCGTCTCGACGATCAGGTCTTCGAGCCCGCGAGCGATCGCGGACACCTGCGGGTTCAGGACCTGCTCAGAGAAGTCGACGATGTCGAGCGTCAGCTGCTCGTCGGTCAGCGCGACCGCCGAGTAGAGGTCGGTGTCGAGCACCACGGGCACGCTCGTCTCGGTGAGGTCATCGATGACGATCTCGGACGAGCGGTTGTTGCGGAACCCGTACTCACGCGCTGCGAGCACTGCGGGCAGCCGCAGCGTCACGGTGTCGCCGTAGGCGCCACGGAACTCGGCGTCAGCGAAGTTCCACACGAGGCGAGGTAGCACGACCTCGCGCTGGAGGAGCTTCAGCGCCATCCGGTTGATGACTGTTGGCTTCAGGAATGTGTTTGCCACGTGTCGACCTCCTGGTCAGGTAGTTGTGACCGCGTCGGCTCCGTGGCGGAGACGTGCGGGGATGTCACCAACGCCGAACGCGGTCCACGACCGCGTCGAAGTCGGGGTCAGGCTCAGCGCCGTTCACGGCGCCTGGTCTGAGCTCACTGGGACGCCGCTTCGGTGCCGACGTCGAACCGACCGGCTCGCCGTAGACCTCGACTGCGTCCGCCACCAGCGCTTCGATGTCGCCGCCCTGGAGCCGCGCCACCTGCGTTGCGTTCAGATCGGGGCGCTGAACACGAACCTCGGCGAGCATCGCCCGCCGTTCCGCGTCCGCTGCCGCCTTCTCCGCTACAGCGATCCGGTCCGCCAGCTTCTCCGCTTCGGACTTCTGGGCCTGCTCGTACTCGTCGGCTTTCGCCGCGCGAGCTTCGAGCTCCTTCAGTCGCTTGCGGAGGCTTGCGGCCTCGCTGTTCGCCTTGGCGATCTTCGCCTTGGCACGCTCCACGTCGAACGGCTCACCCTCCGGGGGTGGGTCCTCGTCGTCGGGCGCGGGTGGGTCAGTGTGCTCTTCTGCCATTGGGGTGCCCTCCTGGGGCTATCGGGGACCCCCACCGGGGGGATCAGGTCAAGGCGTCGTAACGACGCCGGAACTCGGCCCGTGCTTCACTGGGCGACAGCCCGCGGGGTATCGAGTTCCACAGCTCGCTGAACCGGTCGTGTTGGGCCTGGTTCGGTAGCGGCTGGTCCATCCGGTACACCGGCTCCGCCGTGCAACCACAGCGGCGGTGCGCCTCGAAATGGGCGGCAGCAGGGCCGTACACCGCGCCCCTACTGATGAGCATGGCGCAGAAGGCGCACGGTGAACCGTCTGACACCCGTGCGTAGCCGAGGCAGTAGCGGGTGGCGCCGATCGACTCAACCATCGTCGAGCGACCACCGGCGAGCACCTGGCGTGACACCTCGCTCTCGACCTGCGAGAACGCCGTCGACAGCGAGCCGGTCCGCTCCACGGTGCCCGGACCCAGCAGCCTCAGGTTGGGCACCAGAACGTCTGCGGCGGGCGTCTCGGCCAGCCGTACGGACGGCGCGCCCTGGGCGCCTTCGGCGGCGTGAAACTCGGTGAAGTACCGGCCGGACAGACCGGCTGACAGTTGATGTCGGGCCTGGATGGATGTCACCAGCGCCGGCTCGATGCTCGCCCAGCCTCGGGCGAAATCCTCGAGGTCGAGCGTCCTCCACAACAGCTGTACGTCGCGAGCGGTGATCGCTCGTAGTTGCAGCTGGCGGAGGCGGTGGGCCTCTGTGAGCCGCCGCCCCTCAATTGTTGACGACATCGGCCGGCGACGCCTGCCTACGTAGCTCGGCGTCCAGCGCAGCGAAGGCGTCGACGGCCAGGCGCATCGCCTTCCAGTTCGTGACGTCCTGCGCCGTCACGCCGGGGATCTTCTCCCACAGCGCTTCGACCGGCACGCTCAGCGACTGCGACAACTTCGCCAGCCCGTCGACCGTCGCCGCGAACGACCGCGCCTCCGTGTCACGCCAGCGAACCTGAGCGCCATCGCTCACCGGCACACCCGTGTAGACGCCGGCCAGCCCGAAAGCCTGCTCGATCGACTCACCGAAGCCGATCTCACGCTCAGCCATCTTGCGAGAGTGACCAACCTCGGCAGCGACCAGCGCCTCAGCCGACAGGTTCACCATCTGCCCCAGTAGGTTGTGTGGCGGCACCTGGGAAACCACACCGAACTGCTCCACCGTCGCCTGGCGCGACTTCAAGTAGCCCGACAGGTCGGTCTGGCCGAACTCCCCGACCCGGACCTCAGGGTCGTCGAAGGTCAACATCCGCGACGCTGACGCCTTGATCTTCTCTGCCTCGGTGTCCGCCAGCCAACCCATGATGTAGCGCTGACGGAAGGCCCCGAAGTGCTGAGCGACCAGCAGGTCGAACGTGGTGAAGTCGAGCTGGTCCTGAAGCGAAGTGATCGCCCCAATCTCCGACCACGTGTCACCGTCGAGCTCGTCGACGTTGCGGAACCTCACGATCGGGCACACGCCCGCTCCGTGAGCCGCCTCCGACGCCAGCACAGGGGCGAACGCCTGGTTACGCGCCTTCGCCACCTCGGGATCGTTGACGAGCGTGTAGATGCCCTCATCGTCGTACAGGCGCCACTCCACCCGCCGGTGAGCGTTCACCGTCTCCAGCGCGAACACCGGCCAGTCCGGATCCTCGTCGTAGACCGCCGTCATCGACCGCGGCGACAGACCGCGCATCACCGGTGTCGCCTCGCCGGGGACGACCTTCAGGTACGAGGTCCCGTAGGCGAACGCGGCCCGGTAGATCGCAGACTGATGGGCGTCCATCTTGTTCGCCTGCCACACCGACCACAGCGCCGAATCGTCGCCGGCGTCACGGAACCCGTCGACGAACATCGACTGCGCCGGCACGTCCACCACCAGCTTGCACACGTTCACCCGCGACATCGCCGCCATCTGCACGACCTCGGACGGCACGCCCGATGGGATCACCGGCAGCGGCTGCTCGCCTCGCCAGTAGTCCCGCAGCATGTCGAGCTCGGTCCGCTCCGCCGCCTGGATGTTCAACAGGTCGCCGGCGATCACCTCTGCCTCAGCCTTGCTCAGCACCGGTGAATCACCTCACTCTCACAGGAACGACGCCCGCCCCGTGCGCTGCCTGCGACGGCGCGCCTTCGGGAGGGCCAGATACTGTTGACGCGCCAATCGGGCGAGCACTGCTGCGGGCACGGCGTCGATCTTGCGGGCGGATTCCCGATGCTCCTTGCGCACCGTCACACCCCAGCGATTCGACGCCATGCGGGCGTTGTGGGCGTGCTGGCGGAACCGCGTCGAGCCGCAGTGCGTCAGCTGCTGCTCGACGATCGCATCGTGGAACGACTCACACGCGGCCGTGAACTCGGCCTGGCGGGATCGCATGTCGAACGCCACGGGATGCCGTGACGTCGACTTCACGCACAGACCGGAGCCCAGCTCCTCCGCCCAGCGGTCCACGTACGACTCCCACGGGTGCAGGTCGGAGAGGAACCCGACCACGTCGTAGGTGTCGAAGGCCTGGCGGACACGGCGGTCGATGTCCGCCCTGTCGACCTCGCCGGTCATCCGATCCGGCTCCCACACATGGATCTCAAACACGTGATCCACCTCGACGAGGCACCCGATCAGCGCTGAATGGTCATCCGACTTCGACCCGTCGAACCCGAGCGTGATCTGCTCGCCGGCGGCCGGCGTCAACTCCGGCAACGCCTGCGCATCCCACTCCAACGGCGACAACCACGCGTCATCGGCCACCGACATCTGGTTCAGGTAGAACCGGCGGGCCTCCGACGGCGGCGTGCCGGGGTCATAGACCTCGTCACGAACACGCTCCAGGTCGACCCATGACGAGTCGCCGTAGGCCGCCTCGAGCGCCGCCATCAGCTCCGCCTCGTCGGACAGGTCGACGCCTGGGGGAGCCTCGCGGGAGTCGTACAGGATCGTCGCCCGCGCAGTCCGTCCAGCGGCCTGCGCCTGCCAGGCGTCGTACGAGCGCTCGGCCACTGACTCCACGCCCATCTCGTGAGCGTTCGTCGTCTCCACCGACCTCGCCGCGCCATCGCGCGACTTGCCCAGGTTCCTGCGGATCACCTCGGCGAGCTTGTGCCCACCGTTCGCCTGCACCCAGTGGTGGGTCTCGTCGAGCACACAGAACGTCGGCCGCGCGCCCTCAGCGGTCGACGCCGACGCAGTGATCGGTTCCAACTTCCCGCCGCCTGCGGCGAACACTCGGGTCAGCCCAGGATCGAGCCCGTAGTCATCGACGATCGGGGACTCCGCGACCATCGCCAACACCATCGACATCGTGTTGTTCGTCTGCTTCTCGGACACGCCGGCGATCTGCACCCACGGCAGAGATGCGGGTGCGCCCACCGGCACGCCATCGGCGTCGAACCCGTCGAAACGCACCGGTCCGCACAACTCAGCGAGCGCCAGCGCCGCCATCAGCGGCGACTTACCCCAACCCTTCGCCCGCCGCAACACCGACCGCGACCACAAGAACCGGCCACGATCATCCACCGCGTACAGGTAGTGCAGGAACCTGATCTGCTCGGCGGTGAACTGCCACCGCTCGCCAGCATCGGGGCCGTCCGGCTGGCGGACGTACTCCTGGCACCACTGGAACACCTGCGGCCCCAGCGACCGCTCAGGAACGGGGGGAAGCGTTAGAACGGGCTCAACTGACCGCGTCACGGTACGCGGCCATGTCCGTCACCGCCCCGGCGGTCATCTCGGCCGGCTCCGCGCCGGCGGAGACGTACCGGATCCGCAGGTCGCGACGGAAGTCCACCGTCGTGCCCAGCACCTTCTCGCGCATCCGCAGCTCGGGCGCAGCTCGTAGGTCGCCGTCGTGGAGCCGCGCTGCGATCAGTGCCGTGTCGAATGCGAACTGCCAGTCGGACTCGCCCCACAGGGCGCAGTGGGGCATCGTCGACACCCCTGACCACCATTGCGCCGTCCGCCGCCCCACGCGGAACGGCAACTTGCGGCCCTCGAAGGCCACGTCGGGCACCTCGGTCCACTCGTGGACCGGCTTCACACGGTTGCGCTTCTGCCCATCAGGCTTCGGCTTGCGTCCAGTCACGGGCATCTCAGGGACCTCCAGGGTCAAACTGACGCCTCCGGGGCGTCCGGCCGTCGCGGCCTCGATTCCTACGTAGCCGGAGCTGCT